CGACAAGAGCACCAATAGTCGTAGGCTTATCTGATGCTGGGATTGGCGTAGTCATTAGTGAACGTAGGAAATCCATTCGACTACGATTCAATTCATTGTTCACATCACGAAAACGTCTCGTCACGTCTCTATTAAGATCACGAGTATTTCTAATCAATACATCAAATGATTTGACGATATTTTTTGATGTGTCCTGTAAACGAATAAGTTCTTTCGCAACCGTATCGAGCGCATTAACGATAGACTTCATAATGTCTTTCGTCAAGAAATCGGAAGAAATTCTTTCTACGTTATCGTTAGAGCTCATTGGTTTATTACCAAAGAACGCACCCACACTAGGGCGTTCAAAAGATTGTCCACCTGTAACGAGTTTAGAAATTGCCATTAGAATAACCTCAGAGCTTTACCGAGTGCAGCACCTGCAACCATTGCGAGCGGATTAAATCCTGCTGGGCGACATTCGCAACTAGGGATGCTGCTTCCTTGTCGAATAACTTGTGTATTGTTAACAGTTCGTGTATTATTTAATATCACTGGCTGAATGCCGGAAGGAGCTGTTCCTTTTCGAATAGCTTCCGCCGCAGATGCGTTCGCGAGCGTAGCACCAGCAACAGCAGTAGGAGCTGCAGGCGCGGATGCTGCCGCTGAACCTTGCGGTGGTTCACCTCCTGCTGGTGGCGTATAGCTGCTTCCTCCTGCCAATTGAATATGTGGTGGATCACTTTGTCCAAATGGATATGTGATACCATATTTCGCAAGAACACGCTGAAAATCTGATCCTACTCCTGGATTAATATCCATCGCTTGCCCACGACCGTGAGACGAACCGCGACCTGATCCAGGAACCGTATATGTTTGCCCCTTATAGGTAATCGTTGTTGTTTTTTCAGGAGCAGCAGGAATATGAATTCCAGGTTCTTTAAGAATACGACCACGCACCCATAGTTGTGCTTGATACTCGTCACCACGATATGCTGAGTTGATACGAACAGGTTTACCATATTCTCTAGCAGCAGCATAAAATCCTTGTAGCAGCTTTGGATCAACTTTTGATATATCAACTTTACCAGACTCAAATGATACGTTTGGTGGTTTCTCACCAGTCATTTGTGCAGTAGCTGCTTGATTAGCTGCACCCGCTGCGCTTGCTGCTGTGGGTGCTTGTGCTTTTTGAGGAGCTCCTGTCGTAGCTGCTGCTTGATTAGCTGCTGCAGCTGCACCAACTGCGGTTGTTGGAGGAGCACCCGCAACAGCTGTTCCTGCTCCACCTTGTTTCGTTATTTTACCTGTTCTAAATCCTTCCACCTTTTCCATAGCATTAAGCATAGCAGTTCTTTGCTGTGCGTTAAGCTGTGACAAAGGAGTAGATGCTGGAACACCAACAGCTCCTGCTACAGTCGCAACATAATTTGCCGAATTGTTTTCATTAGGAGGAGCGTAGCGATAAATGGCTTGCTGAATATTCATTCCAGCATAACCTTTCCCCTCGAACAACAAAGCTTCCTTTGCTTTACGCCCAGCTTCGTATGATGGGAAAATAGCAAAGCGCCCGTCAGTTCCTAATGCGCCGTATCTCTTAGCAAAATCGCCAAACTGAATATTGCCTGGATTATTATTACGCCAGTTGCGTGCTCCGTCGCGTCTTTCTGTAGATCCGTCAGCAAGCTGCACTACGTTAAATCCAGCACCAGCTTCGACGACTTTAACAATTTGCCCAGGAGCTGCACCAGCGCCTGCTGTTCCTACGTCTGGAGCTTTCTGTGGTGTTCCTGCGCCTGCGCCTAGCGAAGCAGTTTGTTGTGGAGAACCGAGCATAGCTCCAGGCGCTCCAGTTGTTCCACCAGTCGTTGTTCCTTGTGGTCCACCCTGAGCAAGCATAGTTCCTGGCGCAGCTGGAGCGCCTGGAAGCGGAGTAGCACCAGATCGATCAATCGCTACAGCACCACCTTCGCCTTTAGCCATTGAGAAGTGCATCGTGTCTTTCGATGAACTCCAGTTACCACCCCATCCAAGACCATACTTAGCAGCCATTTGACCCACGTTCGCGGGCATATCGGTAACTTTACGACCATCGAATAAATGTGGATTCGTCGAAGGATTAATATCAATCGCTACACCAAGCGAGTGATAACTTTTCTTTCCTGTTCCTGCGATATTACGATTAGCATATCCACCGATGCTCTTAATTTTATATCCGCTGTTCTCAAGCTCTGTAACAAATCCCTGGAAATTAGCTGCATATGGAGAAGCAACATCAAATGATTTTCCTCCAGGAGTTTTAAGTGTAGTCATTCCTGGAGTTCTGCTTGGTGTTCCAGATGCGGGCGCTGCACCTTGCTGCTGTGGTTGTGTACCCGGCGCAGCTGGAGCTGCTGGAGCAGATGCTTGTGGTTGACTTATTAAAGCGCCAGGTGCTGCTCCCGTAGGAACTGCTTTGCCTTCACCTAGTTCTGGGCGTTTTCTTCCACCATCGTCTAAATTTTCTGTAGAAATTTTTGGAATTTGGTTTCCACTTGTTGTGGGTGGTGGTGTTTTCGTTTCTGTTGTATCGCCAGAGAATAACTTATATGCACCATATGCTGCACCAGCGCCCACAGCAGCGCCAGCGGCAGCTCCACCAGCTACAGCCGCAATGTTTCTTTGTGTTCTAATCGCACCAATACGTTGAGCACGAGCTTGAACTCTGTCAGCTTGTATTTCTTTTTGCTCCGGCGTCATCGCATCGAAACGCTTTTGATATGCGGAGCGGGATTTTACTGGTTTAGATTTTTTCCCTGTAGTTGCTCTAGGTGAACTGCGTGTTGCTGATACTTTACCTTTTTTACCAGTTGTAGTTTTCTTAGGGATAGGATTACGAGTTGTTTCGCCACTCGATTTCGTAGGAGCTTTGATGCCAGTCAACAGTTCCATGATTTTTTCTTGGAACTCGTCATTTTGTTTAATTAACGAGTCAAGAATCATATTGTTTTGCGTAGCGAAATTATCCAGAACGTTCTGAAATTCAGTAAATACGCCAGGGACACGACTAATCATTTGATTATTCGTCGCGATCACACGTTCAGTCACTTTACCTAGCTGCTGAACTTTTCCTTCTACTTCTTTCTGCTGCTTTTCTATCAGCGCTTGTTCAGTTCTGCTGAGCGCTGGCTTTATTCCCAACTGTTTCTTGATATTATTAGCGACCTCGTCCTTTTTGACAAGCATTTGCGCAATGCGTTCAGGAGCAGGTTGCCCGTCTTTATCAATGATAGTTCCGTCTGGACCATAGTAGAATTTTTGTTTACCTAGTGATCCAGCAACTTCCTTGAGCTTGCGTCGTGTCTTGCGAGCTTTGACTTGCTTTACTTCTGGAATATCTGCAGGAGTAGGAGGCTGTTGCGCTAGAGCGTCGGCTGCCGCTTTTTTAGCTTTATCGCCACCTTTTTCTAGGATGGCACGAAGGATCTCTTCGTCATTTCTATCAGCCATTTACCGCCTGCGTTTTTCTTGTTCTTCCTTTAGCTTTTCAAGATGCTCGATGAGCATTTTAACATAGATATCCCTCTCCCATGGAATCATACCATCTATGTCACTCAGCGAGTATTTGTGGTGCTGCATTAACGAAAAATTGGTTTGGTAGTAATTCGCAAGAGTATTATGAGAGAGGATCATTAAAAAAAATCAGCCATACCCTCCAACATCACCTTATCTTCTTGTCCACAACCACGACACTTATAACTGAACGTATGCTTGAGCTTTGGCATAGTGGAAATGAATTCCATGATACGCATGAACTGTTCATTATTCAATGATTCAATAAAATCAATCGAATCCTCAAGATTGTCTGGTTCGTATACGCTATCATCGTCATACACGCTCATGATACACTTAGCCAACATTTCGATTTCATCAGCACCGTCAGATACCATACGAACATCATTAATTGTAGGATATCTAAGTTCAAGACCCAGCTTACTATCAAGTTGAATTTTATTCGTATGCTTTGGATCTTGCTGGACTTTCACTTGTTCAAGATTAATTTCTACAGGAGTTACCACATCACATGCGATACCTTTATAATTCACTCCTCCCGTGTGACGATATTCCAATCGAACCACTTCACTAATAGACTTAGCTCGAATATTGATGAAAATATATTCCAAATCAAAATATGGAATTTTTTCCACGTCAAACGAATCGTCAAGAACACATGCTGAAATGACATCTTTCACTGCATCAATCATGTCGACTGTATCTTCAGACTGAGCAGCCATCAACAGAGCTTTTTCTTCTTTCACTAGGAACGGGCGGAACGAAATACGATTACCCGTCGATGGAATTTCTAATGCAAATCGCGGTGCTGCTAGTTTAGGTAGTGCCATAATTTACTCCATGTTATTACATAGCGCCAGGAGACGCCATGCTTCGTTGTGTTGTTTTGCTCACTTCAGCTTGTCTTCCGTCGAGGAATGTTTTCTGCGCTTCGATAGCATAACGATAAGTGATTTCCACTTGTAGTTTTCCGTATCCCTCGTCACCCCATGCCATTTGAATATCATTGACATTGGATGGATATGCTTCTAGTAGACGAACGTTGTATGTTTCTACAAACTTTTCTGTGTTTCCAGGAAAAGGATATGAATATTGAACGATATCAATTTCTCCAATAGCATCATCATAATATCGAGTATCGAATGGATGATCAATTGTTCCGTTGTATGATGTGCGTGAATGCCCCATAAAATGATCTTGCCATTTCATAAATGCTTCGCGCTCACGCATGTCTTTCGACATGATAACAGTAAATGTTACAGGGCTATGGGTAAAACGATATGGAATACGACGCACTGGACCATGATAATTCTGATCCAGCGTAGTGAGCGTTCTTCCAGGCAAATTTACAGCTTCGATACGATACTGCATACCTTGACGCATCATAGGAACAATCGTGCGCGGAGCTTTAAGAATTCGCGCTTCGAAAAAACCTGTATGCGCGATACCCGATTGAGCGATTTCTGAATTGAACGTGCTGACCTTGAATGGCATTATTAGATCCTATTGCGGCTTTCCGCGTAAATGCGTGTTTTATTTGCTCCCACGAATCTATCAAGAGGTAAGAATAATGCCATTTCCCATTCAGTGGGTTCGATATAGAAAAAACGTGATTGAACGTGCGAAATAAGATATCGCTTGATGCATGGTTTAAAGAAACGATAACGCGAAGCTTGCTGTAATATCTGGTAGGATATTTTCAGCTTGGTAGTTTCGTCAATTTCTTTTGTGGTCATCGTTTTATAGAGCGCATCCATTAATTTGGCGCGAAGAGGAAGCGGCAAATAATGTAGATTAATTCCTAGGAACGACCCACCACTAGCTGCAAATCCACCAGTTCTAGTAGATGCAATAGGAAATACCAGCGGGAAACGATCATAATAGGGCAACGTCTTTTTGCCCTTAGGATCATACTGGAACAGATACATACGACCAAGGAGAGGTTTATCAGTCAGACGCGCATTATTACTACGCATCATGCGCGTGGGAGACGCAACAACTGATTTGGCTTGAGAACGAAACCATTCGCGAGACTGACGCTTAACAGAAGGCGTCACTCCAGCTTGCATTCCTCTCTTCAGTATTGTGTCGAAAACATATGCGACCATTAAAGACCTAATTCCTTTTCCGTCAGAACGACGAATTCCCAATTACGATCAGCACAGAATTCCTTCGCTGCTGCCCACTTAGACATATTTATTCCGTATGTCGCGACCTCACGCAAATACTTCTTGGTTGGTTTGGAACCTTTGCCCTTGGGAGTAGGGGGAACGGATTGGGATCTAGGTTTGATCTCAACCATTTTCGTGACGACTTTACCGTCCTTGTCGCGCATACGAATAACAAAATCAGGGAAATATCTGTGCCATTTTCCGTCGAGCGGTGATTTATATGGTACAATTGTTTCTTCAGATGCCCACTGAATAATGTTAGGATTCGTGTCGATATAGTTCATGAACCGCAATTCCCATGATGACCTGTAAACGATTTTCGTTGGATCACCTTTATATTTACTGGGATTGCGCGGTTGGAATCGTCCTTTGTAAGTAGCCATTGCGCCCTATGTATTCAGTATAAATATGATACCAAAGAAAAGGAATATCCATGGCACAACCAAAGGGCAGCGTACCGACTACTCCACCAAGTGGAGGCGTGAATCCTACTGCCAATGCACCAAAGCCTGCACCTAAAGCCGAACCACCACAGAGCGCAGCAGAATTAGCACGAGCAAGATCAGCAGCTGGTGGTGGTGGTAGAGCAGCTGCTGTTGCGGGTGCAGCTTTAATTAGTGCTGCAATTGCTGGTGGAGCAACGCTCGCTAGCCTTTTCGGTAAGAGTAATACGCCTGATCCTTTCAATGGAATGGGTCCATTATCATTTCCAAATGATCTACAAACTATGGGTCATTGGGTAGAGTTTCAAGCATACGAAACAAAAGGAATAGGAACAGATCTTCTACAGAAAGCAGGATTTGGTTCTAAAATTAATGGTGGTCGTATTTGTCTACCGATGCCAGCTAATCTAAGCACAGATTATAATCCAGAATATACGCCTGGAGAACTTGGATCTAGTGCTTCTGGAGAAATTTTGGCTGCTGGTGATCGCGCTATCTATGGAAACAATAATATATCAGCAGGTGCAGCAGCTGGTGGTGCTTTAGCAGGTGCTGGAGCAGGTGCTCTTGCTGGTGTTATCGGTAGTATCGTTGGTAGTGCGGGAGGAGCTGTAGGTGCAGCTGCGTCTGGTGCTTTGGGAGCAACAGATAATACTGGAGCAGCTGCGCTTAAAATTCTTGGTGGTGTAGCACAGAATCCACATAAAATCGTGCTGTTCACGGGTGTCAATTTCCGTGAGCACCAATTTGCTTGGCGTTTGTCGCCACGAAATCGTAATGAATCAAACGCAATTAAAATGATCACCGATATGTTTGCGTATTATGCTCACCCTGAATTTATCATGGGATCATTATTCTTCAAGTATCCAGAATATTTCTCAATCAAGTTCCGTCACCCAGAATATCTATTTCAGCTAGAACCATCTGTTCTTAAAGATATCCGTGTGAATTATCACAGCCAAGGTGTTCCTGCATACATTCGAGACGAAGATGGCGGTGGACCTCCTGCTCCTGCAGAAATCGAACTTTCATTGACATTTATGGAAACAGAAATTATCACGAAAGACAAGCTGCAAAACCAGCTATCAGTCAATCTGCCTCGTGGTCGATATATTTCCGAAGAAGATGGTCGTCGACCACAAAATACCCAACCTCCGTTTGGAGCACTACGATAAATGTTTTACTTCAGACCGTTTCCAACTGTTTCTTATCGTATTCCTGGTCGTAACGATTATGTGAATGCACTTGATCTTACCAAGCGTTTTTCTATTGCCAATTTCATTAACAATGCATCGGTAATATACGACGAATATTACGTTAATGATGGAGAACGCCCAGACACTGTGGCGTACGATTATTATCAAGATTATACGATGGATTGGTTAATTATGCTAACCAATCAAATTATCGATCCATATTTTCATTGGGTTTTGAGTCAAGACCAATTCGAAGCTATGCTTAAGCAAACGTATGGTGGCGTGGAATACACTCAAAGAACAGTACATCATTATGAACAAATCATTCAGCAACATCAAATCGTAGTGGACGGTACGGTTCAGCGCATTATACCAGAAAAAACAATAGAAATTGATTACACAACATACTTGACTTTGCCAGCGCCAGAGCGTAAAGAAGTGACAATTTATGAACACGAAACAAAACTAAATGATGATAATCGTCACATTTATCTGCTAGATAATCATTATCTTGGTATTATTAGAGAACAGCATCCGTATATTTTTGATTCGGTCGGAAGTCTTAGATGAGTTCAACAGGTGATATAAAAGGTTGCACCGTAGCGGGGCAAGACATTAAGAATATCGTTAATACTCTTGAATATTTTGAGAGTATCTATTCTCCTTGCGCTTCGTGCAATATCAAAGTCAATGACGCAGCAGGATTCAACAACGGCGCAGCTTTAAAGGGCGGTGAGGACGTTGAGATTTCATTTGGTGAAGCTCAAGGTAGTTCTATTCAAATGAAATTCAAAACGATCAGTGTTGGTGATCGTATGCGCGTGAAAGAAAATCAAGACTTAATGATGATGGTTTGTGTACCATCAGAATTCGTAGATAATAATAAGAAAGAGGTTGCTAAAGCTTATAAGGATAAGAAAATATCCGAAATGGTCAAAGAATGGCATCAGGATCTAACCAAAGATTCTACGACCATGAAAAAGGATTTAGTGACCAACGAAGAAACCGAAGGAAACGCCGCTTATCATGGGACTGGTCGTAGCCCTATTACAGCTATTCGTTGGGCTGCAAAAGAAGGTAAAGCTGCTGAAGCAAAAGCGTCGAACTATGTGTTCTATCAAGATCGCGATGGATATCATTTTAGAACTATCGACAAAATGCTACAGGGCGGTGCAGGAGACACTTTGTCCTATGCTTTCCAAAATACTGGACAAAATGGTGATCCAAAGAAAACGATAATCGCGTTCGACCAAGCTAAAGATTTCGATAAGATGCAGTCATCATTTAATGGTGCATCGTCAGATCACTGGTATTACTACGACCCAACCACAGGTAAAATTGATTCTACCGAAAAGGGAAAACGAGACGGACCAGGCGAAACTACGCATACTGGTTCTGCTCAGTTAGAAAAGCCAACAGAATCAGATCGTGGTCAGCGATTTAATTTTATTGTTGCTCCGGGGCAAAGCGAAAGCAAATTCCGTGATTCTCGTGATCCTAAAATTAAACAAAACAGAAGATCATTGGCAGAACATGGTGCGCAAAGCTCGGCTGCAAACCAACTAGATAATCTAGTGATGAATATTCGTGTTCCTGGCGATATTAAATATAAGCCAGGGATCAAGGTCACTTTGAATATCCCAGCGAATAAAGAAGCACCAGAAATGGATAAGCGCTCGGGATCATTTCTAATTACATCCGTACGACATGTCATTTATCGTGATAACAAAGACACAAAGTACGAATGCGTTCTTGAATGTAAATCTGATTCGCAGAATAAAAACTCTGCATCAGGTGCCGGAGGTATTGCATAATGGCTGAACCAGGAACAGTAATGGGTCAAGACGGGCTCAAGTGGTGGGTCGGTGTTGTTGAAGATCGTGGAACGGGTCAGTTCTCTGGAGAAAAAGATGAACTGAAAATGGGTCGCATTAAAGTACGAATCAAGGGAAAACATACAGACGATAAGGGAAAGCTCCCCACAAAAGATTTGCCGTGGTGTTATGTTATGCTACCAACAACATCTGCAAGTGTATCGGGAATTGGAAGAAGCCCAAAAGGATTAGTCGAGCAATCCAAAGTCGTAGGTTTCTTTATGGACGGTGACGGCGAGCAAGTTCCTATTGTTATTGGTGTTCTACCACATATTCAACAGAAAGAAGAAGCTGGTAAGAACGCTCCTGGATCGGGTAGTAAGAAATAATGCCAAAAATTACAGTCAATAAATTAACGACAGCAAACACAACGCCTACCATCACGGGTAAGGCGACGTTTCAGCGTTTTGATATTGATGGCAAAACGCCAAAAGAAGCTATCGAAATCATTCTGAATTATAGCCCGTATTATCTGTTCGAAGGCAATTTGGGTCTTGAGGAAACAGCTACGAAAGATGAATATATTTGGAAACTGCATATTGACAGTCCATTATATCCTGGAACATATGACGTAGAAGCTAATATCTACAGAGTTTCTGATGATCTGATTATTGCGTCGGATGACACTGTAAATGAAATCACTATTTCTTATCCGCCAACTACATATGTCAATGGCGCTCCTCCTAAATCATTAGCACAGAAAGCTGCTACTGTAGCTGCGCTTATGAATGCATTACAAAATCTGTTTGGTAATGGTGGTGTTGGTGGACCGAGTCCGGCTGTGCATCCTACTCAGGATGATCAGTCTTCTTCGTCATTAGCTTCACGAGGTAATGAAGAAAGATCTGAAGATCCTAGAGTGAAAAGTAAGAAACAAGTCGTAGACAAAGCGCCGCTTCCTCCTAAGAAACATAATTTTGATTCTACTGACAATAGTTCGGGTGCGCAAAATGGTGTAGATTGGGAACTCGCTACGCTCGATAACGCTCGTTCTGAAACAGGATTAACTGCACAAGAACAAAATGCAGCTGATGCAGAAGCTGCACGTTTACAGGGTGCGTCTGAAGCAGAAGTTGCAAATATTCAGCAAAGAGCTGCTCCTGATGAAGCAGCAGGTTTGATAGCAAATAATCCAGGCGGAACTGGTAATGCGGCAACAGATGTCGGTTCACCATTCGGATAATAAAGGTAGATAATGGCTAGTATAGAAGAAAAAAAACCAGGCGGCGATAAATCTCAGTATCTTGGGAACGACACATACACGACTGAAGCTGGGCATAAAATCGAGGTCGATGATACTCCTGGCGACAGACGTATTCATATCTATCATGCTTCAGGTACTACGATTGAAATTCAAGATGACGGCGCTTTTATTTACAAGGCGCAGCAGAAAACGCAAGAATTTCACAATGCTGGTAAAGACGAAAAGATCACTGGAAACTTTAATCTCGTTATCTCTGGCGATGTGCTAGTCAAAGTAGGCGGAACATATAAAATTGAAGCAAACGAAATTGAGCTAGTATCCCACGGCGAAATGCGTTTCAAGTCTGGAGGAAAGCAGCTACAAGAAGTCGGTGGCGATCAACGAGTTCAAGTCAATGGCAAAACATCGCATCGTTCGTCAGGTGACCGCGAAGAAATTTCGGGTGGAAATAAAGTCGATACTATCAACGGCGATCTTAAACAAACTATCGGTGGTGAAAATAATCAGATCGTATCTGGTGATAATGCCACGCTCACGGGCGGCGAGCATCAAGTCGTAGCTGCTGGTGGTATGGGGTTAGGAGCTGGCGGCGATATGGGTATCGCTTCGGGATCTAGCACTTCTATTAGAGCTAATGGTGGATCATTAACAGCAGAAGCTTCTACAACATTAGAAACGAAAGTTGGTAGTTCTGGTGTTCAAGTCACATCTGGAAAAGTTAGAGTTACCAAAACTGCTCATATTGGTACAGCAGATCTTTCTAGCGATGCTGTATCTGGACCATCTCCATCAACTAAATTCCAGTGATAAAGGTTATCTATGGATCAGCTACAAATCGACACTCGACTAAGAATGATGTATCCAGATGTGATTCCTGGACAGAAATTTACTTTCTGCGATAAGCAGTTCACATATAAAGGTACTGACGTTCTGTATGATCAGATGGACGCGATGTCTCGTGGAGAATTCGTAGATATATACAACATAAGCAACGCAAGTCTTATGCTAAACGATCCCTTGGGCTATAAAATTCCTGCGTTCCAATTAGATCCAAGCTTGACTGCTGCACTTAGAGGAGACGTAGACGGGCTACTTGCTGGTGCAGCAGGTGCTGTTCTATTAAGTCAAGTTTCCAACATCAGCGACCCATTCTGCGGTAAAAAATACACTACGAACGATGCAGTCAGAAATGCGATCAAAGGTGCGCTGGTAGCTGGTGCTGCGAACGTGCTAGGTAATATGGCGAGTGGATTCGTACCTCCTGGATTAGACGGACCTGTTCAAGCAGTTAAAGGCGTAATTAATGGCGTAACGAAACAGCTTCCATTCAAGGCAGCTGGTGCTGCAGACATCGTGAATCAGATCGCGTCAGTTAAGACGCTACTCAATACAGCAGTCAAAGGTCCAACAGCTCTTATTTTTAAAGCAGTAGGATCTAACTTTGGATTACCTGCAATAGCAGGCGCTGCTTCTGCTGCTGCATCAGCTGTAAATTTACAGTCTGAAGTCGCTTCGCTTGCTAAGTTAGCAAATAACCCAATCGCGTTTGCTGCTAAAGCTGCACAGATGCAGAGTCAATTCCCACTCGTAAATATGAATAAGCTTGCTAGTAAAATGCTTGGTGGTGCGATTGCCGGAGCACTTGGAGGAGCAGGATTCAATATCGCATCTATGGTTCCAAACATGAATCTTGCTAATGGACTCATGAAAATGCTCCCGCTTCCAGGGAAAACGCCTGTTATTGATGCGATGAATCCTATCAAGACAGCGCAACCACCTAAGCCTAAGAAACCTGTTGAGATGAAAAATCTGTTTGCTGAAGGTGCGGCAGGTGCTGCTATGGCAACATTAAAGCAGCCGCTATCCCAGTTCATGGGAATGAAAGCGACTATTGCGCCACAAACAAATATGGTTGCGGACACAGCAGCTAAGACTTCGTACAATCAGAAACTTGTGGGGAATGCTAACACAGTTAACTGGGCTTCTGGTGGATACGGGCGTAATACTCGCTATGAAAACCTAGAAAAGAAACGTCTAGAACTATCGGCTAAGGTAGAACAGCATACGTCTGAATTGCTTGCTTCGGTCGACTATAGTAAGCTCACAAAGTACAGTTATCAGGATCTGATTAAGAATCACCCACGAATTAAGCCTACATCTACCGTTATTGAGGCATTGGCAATCATTGAAGAAGACGAGGCTAAAGCAAATACTGCTATTACTACCGCCTGAATACAATTCATATTATAATGGTTTGAGCGTTAGTTGTCAAGTGTTTTTTCGGAATAAATAAGTCTAATTGGGCAAAGGGACCGAAATGGAAAAGAGACAGCTC